AGAGTTTATAAAACATTAGCAGGTGGTACAGGTGATAAGTGGAATCCTGCTGACGTTATAGCAGTTAAAAAATCTAAGTGGTCTAGTCTGGTTAAACAGATGGAAGGTTTTAAGAATGGTAAACCAGATCTAACAAAGATGAAAGAGTTGAAGAAGTTAAAGGATAAGAATAAGGCTATGGGTGGTAAGGGTTTGAAAGTAGTGGAAGATATGCAGACTCTATATTACTATAATCAATTTGTTGATGAGCATTATAAGTCTAGAGATTGTGTACCCATATCACTTAAGAAAGTAATAGCTACAAAGAAAGAATTAAAATCTTTAACAACACCATCAGTTAAGATAACATCATTTGACCATAAGGAATTTAAAGGATTGCAAGATGCTTTAGAGTTAAAAATAGAGATACTTAATACTCAGTTTGAAGCATCTAATGCTAAGTGTATTGTTAACTTTACATTAGCAGGTGAGAAGGGACATAAGATGGACATAAGGGGTTTCCAATCTGCTATTGGTAATGATGTACAGATGCAGTTACAGAAAGGTAGTGCTGCCAATCATGGTAAAGCCACTCTTGGTATCTTTACATTGATTACAAAATTATCTAAAGGTAGAATGGCATTCAGTAAACAGAGAGCACAGTTAAGAAAATTATTTCCTAAGAAACCAATACCATCTGGTAGTGCTAAAGAGAAGCATGCTTTTACAAGTTATCAAGTCTTTAAAGATTATACAGAAAAAGCAAAGGGTAATTTTTCAAAGGCAACCTTTGAAGATGATGTACCATTATGGGGTAAGTATATTGAATTCTTATCTGGGAGAAAGCATAAGGCAGGAGAAGTAATGGATGAGATGAATAAGACTAAAGATATGAAGAAGTTTGCGAAGTGGTTAAAGAATAAAGTGCAAGCATATGAAGTTGGTCAAGTTCTAGATCTAGCACAACCTCAGATTAAAGAACTTATAAAAACAAATATTATGAAGAGCATCTATTCACAGGCAGCATCTAAAGGGTTTAGAATATTTGGTGATAAGAAAGTTACTGACTATATGTCAGCAAGTAGTTACGTGAAGGTGGGCGGTTAACAAACTGGCACACTACTGGTACACAACCCTCTGAAATGGATTATAATACAGAGGTATTCGAGACACACACATGCCAAACAAGCACCTTCGTCATCCAGAAGATTCAGTTTTGCACGGAAGGAAGGTAGTTTGGGAGACACTTAGAGAATTGGTTAAGGCAACGAGGTTGTCAGTCAAATGGGATGGAGCACCTGCTATAGTATGGGGTACTAACCCTGCTAATGGACATTTCTTTGTTGGCACTAAGTCGGTCTTTAATAAGAGAAGAGTATTAATAAACTATACTGTTGATGATATAACAACTAATCATAAAGGACCAGTGGCAGATATTCTTAAGTTGTGCTTGGAGTATCTTCCTAGAACTGATAAGATCTATCAGGGAGACTGGATAGGTGTTGGTATGTCAGGTAGGTTGTACCAACCTAATACTGTTGAGTATCTCTTTCCAGAGGAGATTCCGCAGAAGATAGTTGTTGCACCTCACACAGAGTATACTGAGGTCAGTCCTGAAGCGGAGGGGAAGATTGGTTTAACCTTAGAATCAACTGAGGATTGTTTCTTTGTTAATACTAACAACGCACACATCAAGCCACCACTAGGATGGAGACACTTGATACCATTCATCATTCCTGTCTGGAAGATGAAAGCACCTGTCAAGAAGAAGGGATATAATTATTATTTGATGGAGATTTCTAAGCATATAAACAGTTATGTTTCCGTGGGTTGGTGGGAAGATATGTCTGCTGAACAAATGTACAGTGAGTTAGATGATAAATATAAGAGTGAGGTCAATGAATATACCTTTAAGGTATGGTTTATGATTCTCGATTTGAAACAGCGGCTACTCGATGCCATCAAGGTGGATGGAGATGTTGAATGCTTTATTAATGGAGACCCCTCAAAGCATGAAGGGTTCGTGATATGTTCAGACAATCCATACAAGATTGTAGATCGTTGGGAATTTAGTAAAGCAAACTTTAATTTAGATAAAAATTGGTCATATGAAGAAGTTTAGCTCATTCCTAGCTGAGGCAGCGAGGTCTCAAGCTGCGAGTCAAGCAGAAAAATTGCAACTAACTCATGTAGGTTACGGTAAGTATGCCGATGTAAGAGGTAACGTAACTCACATGAGTCAGGGTGGGAAGTTAGTAAAGTTAGACCCATCCCAAGTCCCATCTGCGAAGGGGTCAAGTGGACAAGAAGACGAAGGAGGTAGCGAGGGTAAGGTCGATCAAGGCGAGGTATCTATTACATTTGGAAGATTTAATCCACCTACTACTGGACACGAGGCTCTGATACGCAGAGTAAAAGCAGCAAGTAAAAATGGAGAGTATAGAATATACCCCTCAAGGACGGAGGATCCTAAGAAGAACCCCCTCAGCCCAGAGGAGAAGATTAATTTTATGCGGAAGGCTTATCCAGAACATAGTGCCAGGATTATCAATTCTCCTGACATGCGTACTATTTTCGATGTCCTCAGTACCCTTGATTCTGAAGGGTTTAGCTCTATTAACATCGTCGTGGGTGGCGATAGGGTATCTGAGTTCAATTCGTTAGCCAACAAGTATAACGGTAAGGCATATAATTTTGAAACAATTAATGTTGTTTCTGCTGGTGAGAGAGACCCTGATTCCGATGATGTTTCAGGTATGTCTGCATCTAAACAGCGTAAGGCAGCAGTTGATGATGACTATGATGGGTTCAAGAAGGGTTGTCCTAAAGCAATGAAGCCAAAAGATTGTGAAGCATTGTTCTCTACTTTACAATCAAAGATGTCTGTAGAAGTACAGGAAGATTTCAATGAAGCTTCTTATATTTTGTATGAGATAGCACCTAAGTTAGATGAGAAGTCTTTAAGAGAAGCATACTTTGAAGGTACTATCTTTAAGGTAGGAACTATTGTTGAGAATGTTAACACAGGAATTGTATCTAAAATTGTCAGTCGTGGTAGCAATTATGTTATCAGTATTGATGAGAATGAAAACATATTTCGTTCATGGTTAAAGGATTTGGTAGAGCAAAACGATCTTAAGGGATTCGATTTCACACCAGCAGGTGAAATGGGTACTGATAAACTTACTAATTATATGAAGAGATTAACTCCAGGAGAGTTTATAAAGAAGATAAATAAAAAGGACAAGACTTCACAATAACATGTTAGACACCAACAGATCACCTCTTCCAGATATGACTGATGCATATCAGGCAATCGTAGAGAAGAAGAAGAAAGAAGATGACGAGAAACCAAAGCGTTGGCAAGACGATGATGGTGACGGTAAGTGGTATGAGAAAAGTGATGTTGATGGTAAGATCTCTAAGAGAGAGAAGGAAGAGAAGAAGAAAAATCAGAAGGAAGAAGTAGAGATTGTTAACGAAATCTCTCCTGACCTAGCACTTAAGGCTTCTAAGGAAGCAGATAAGAAGCGTGGGAAACTCGCTGTTGCTGGTGACAAGGAAGGTGCTGCTAAGAAATCTGCACAGGCAGTAAGACTATACAAGGCACAAGCTAAGAAGAGACTTAATAAAGAAGAAACAGAAATCATTGATGACTTAGTGGAGTCTGGTCTATTTTCTGATGAAGAGATACAAGCTATCTTAGATTTAGATGAAGGTTCATATGCTAAAGGTGGTACAGTTAAAGGTAAGAAAGCAGTTTCTAAAGGAGTAAAGTAATGTTAACCTTTAAAGAATTAAGCGAGAGGAAGAAGACGAAAGTCAAAATCAATCCTTCTCAGAAAGAACTTACTGAGAAAAAGCGTAAGAGTAGACCCATTGACAAGGATGAGCCTGAAGTATGCGAGTCTGTCAATTTAACTGAAGAGTGGGTTAATGCTAGTGTAGAAGTTGCTGCTGATTACTTCTTTGCAGAAGGTATTAATGAAGATGGTCTCGACCAGATTATAAATGAAGTCGGTCTGGAAGATTTCGTTGAATTTGTTATTGATCCTATTGAGGAATTGAATGAAGAGAGGTCAGCAAGAAAAGCATCTGTTAAAGCACCTTCATATGAGAAGGTAAAAGCAAAGGTAGATGCTGCTGATGCTGCTAAGAAGAAAGCAGGTAAGGGTGAGTACTCTAAGTCTTATGCTAAAAGATCTGGTGAGACTGAAGATAGTACCAACTATAAAGAGAAAGCACCTGCTAAGAAGAAAGCAGTTGCTAAGGCTACCGTAAGGAAACCAGCAACAAAACCTGAGAAGAAAGCAGCGACAGTTAAGAAGGTAGAGAAGGCAGTTAAGACTGCTAAGAAAACTCAACCTCAGAAACCAACTTCCAAGAAAGGATTGTTAGGTAAGGTAGGTGATGCTGTTAAGAAGGGTGTTGAGAGACACAACAAAGCAAGAGCAGCAGGTAAAGTACCAGAGAAACGTGTGAAGGAATTCGCAAAAGGATTTAAGAAAGGTGTT